TGCCACAATGAACGTCAAAGCGGCAAGCGAACTCCACCGCATCTCTAGCCGACAGCCCGAAGTGCATAGCCGAAAGCGCAAAGTCGCGCCCTGAGCCGGTAGCGAAATACTTGTCTTCAAGGTGGATCGGATCGGGACCTGCGGCGTACAGCAGGACTCGACCATCTGCCGCCACGACAACCATGTCGCACTTTCCGTCTTTGTCTGGATACTTCTCGCGGTCAGCTCCGGCGATGTACCACTCGCGCAGCGTCCGACACATACCGGTGTCGCCGGCCACACCCAAAAGCGATCCATCGCCCGACCTGCAAATCTTCGTGGTCGTGTGCGGCAGGTTCACCAAGGTAGACCGCTTGTCGGCCGCCAGCGTCTTGCCGTCCCAAGCAATGACGGTCACATTTGGCCTTCAGGCATCATTCCGGGGCTCATGCCACCAGCCATCGGCGGTGATTGCCCCTCTCCGGGCTCAGCCGGCTCGCCTTCCATGCCTTCATGCTGCATGGAGCCGTCCATTCCCACCCCCTCGACAGGCTCTTGCTCTGTCGCCTCGGGCATTTCGCCCATCATCGGCATCATCGGCATGACTGCCATCGCGCCCTGATCCGAGGTCGGCGTGGAAAGAGCCTGCATGACGGTGTTTTGCACCAGCGCAGTGATTGCCTCTGGCGTGATGGTCGCGCCCAACACTTTCAGCCGCTCAGTCTCAGCCGAATACTCTTTTACCCGCAGTTCGCGCTCGGCCAACTGAAGCTCCAGCATCTTCGCCGGGTCAGGCTCTTGCTGCGCCTCGGGCTTGAGCACCTCTGCGCGCTTGGTCTGCGCCTCGAATTCCTTGACGCCAATCTCACGGGCCTTGAGCTGTAGCTCGCCGTTCTTGTCCTGCACCTGCTTACCCAACTCAGCGATCTTCTGCTGTAGCTGGCCGATGGCCTGTTTCGCGTCACCGTCCTGCTTCTGGAGCAGTTGCTGAAGCTGCTGCACCATCGGATTGATCTGGCCTTGAGCCTGCGGCGGAACCATCGCGCGCAGCCGTTCTGCCACCTGTTCGGCGCCGGGCCAGTCCAGATTCTTCGCCAGCAGGTCGCCAATGAGCGGCGCAGCCTGCGGAAAGACCCGGATGAATTCCATCATCTGCGTTGCGGCTTCTTCCCTGCGGGTGTTGAAGCCGGGCCCAGCCGTGACCATCACGTCATACTTGCCGGCCGTCAGATCAAAGACCTTGGTGATCGCCTTCAGCTTTTCGAGCATCTCAGGCGGGACGCGCGTGTGCATGTCCTCTGGCACCGTGACATACTCCGGCGCGCCTTGCTGGGCCTGCTGCGGGCCTTCCTGCGGCATTCCGCCTTCGTTCATTCCGGGCTGCATCGGACCCGTCTGACCCATAGGCCCAGGATTGATGGTCTGCGGCTGCATCAGCTTGTCCAGTTCCTGCTTCGGGACCACCGGCTGATTCACGGGAACGGTGTAGGTCGAGCCGTCCTCCTGCACACAGCGCAGGATGCGCTCTGCGGTATAGAGCTTCGGGATCAGGTCGAGGATGATCCGCCCGCCGTGCTCTACAGCCCTGTTGCGGTTGTCGATGAAGTCATACGTCCCGGTGTCGCCCTCGCGCTGGCGGGCCATGATGGCTTTGCCAGAGGTTTCGTTGCTCTTTGCCCCCAGGCTGGCGTCATAGATGCCCATGATCGCCTTCATGTCGTCGGAGGCGTTCAGTGCTTCTTGCAGGGCTCCGGCAGGAACTCCAGCGAAGGGCTGGCGCTGCGGCGGGGGAGCACCTTCAATCACGTCGTATTCGAGCGATGAATAACTCTTGCGGTTCGCCAGGTTCCACCGGACGGCGTCCGTGGCGAACTGGCCCACAGCCCCAACCCATGGTGCTTTAGGCGCGAGCGCCACCAACTCAGTAGAGCAGGAACGCCAATAGTTCACCATCCGCTGCGGGTCTTTGGCCCTGCGGATCAGCGAAATGAAGTACCGCTTCCCGTTGACGTTCACCTCTTCGCCGTACATCGGGACAATCGGGATGTACTTGCCGAGCCATGCGTTCTCTTCCAGAACGTCCGTTCCGGTGATCAGTCGCTGAGTGACCTTGTAGGTCTTTGTGTCGCGGTCGCCGCTGACGTTGATCTGCTGCTGGGTGTAGAAATCGACGTTCTTCAGGAACTCGCTCTCAAACACGAGCGATCCATCGGACAGCTTTAGCAGCTTGACCGGGACTTCCTCGCGCTTCCACCGCTCAGCGACCCTGATTCGCTTGTCTTTGAACCAATTCTTGTCATAGTCGCCCGAGCCAATCTCGAAGTTGGACGCCTTGCGATCCTTGCCCCATCTCGCCTCGAATGCGCTCTTGCCGTAGAAATCGGTGACAAAGGCCCGATTCCAGTCAATCGAGGTCGCTTCCTTGCTCTCATAGTCGCCGTAGACGCTGAACGGGTTATTGATCCGCCCGAGCATGATGTCCTGATCCCAGGCATCTTCACAGGTGTAATCGACGTTGACGCGGTAGTACCCGAAGCCGCAATGGACTGCGAAGTGAAACGCGGTGTCGTAGACCTGATTGGCCTGGCTCTGCGTCTCAATGTTGCGGATCAGGTCCGATTGAATGTCGGCAGTAGCTTTGTCAGCCCCGCCACCAACCGGCTTGACGTTGATGCTCGCCCTGTTCATGCGAGCGTCGTTCGTTACCTGCTTACCAAAGGACGGGAGGCGGTTGATCGTCAGGCACGGGCGCCCTTCCTCCTTTCGCTGGGCGATGTCGTCCTCGTGCCACTGCTTACCCAACAGCGCGAACTCCAGATCGTCCTGAGATTCCTTACGCTGGTCTTGCTCGGCGTCAAGGCAGGCTTGGAACTCGTCGCGGTCGTCTTTGAGGGTGTCTTTTTCCATGTTGCTCCGGCGTCTCTCGACGTTAGGGGCCAATTCGGCTTACCAGTACCGACAGCAGATCGCCAGCGCCAGCACAAACGCGACGGCGTAGGCAACTCGCCATACGCTGTCAACGAACTTCAGACGTTGCATAGCAGCATCCGTATGAGCAATTGCCCTTCAGGGCGCCCGTTGTAGCCGGTGTAAAGCCTGCGCTTGCGGTTCCATACCCGATTGAGCGCGGCCAGCTTGCGGTTGTGGCTGGCATTCGTCGCCATGATGCGGGCGTGACATCTGGCATAGCCCTTTTCGTCCCACAGCAGGCGATAGAGGTCCATCAGCTCATCCAGCTTCCGCGCGAGGGCGCTGCAACGACTCGCGGCTTCTTCTTCTCGGCCACCAATGCAGGGAACAGCTCGGCCAGCACCCAAATCCACGCATCGGCGCGGTTCGGGCTTCCTTCGCCGGTGTAGCCGTTGGTGGAGAACGCTACTAGCTCGTCTTCCAGTTCGCGGAAATCGCCCACATGCCGGACCTTGCCTTGCTCATAGAGCGCGCTGAACGGCTCGGCGCGTACCGTCTTGCCCCTTGACGCGGTAACAGCCTTGTAGGGCGTTCTAGGCCGCGCCGTCTGGATCGTGCTCTGCACCATTGCCCCGCCGAAGTTCTGTTCAGCGACGATGCAATCCGCCTTGTGTCTGTCGTAAGCCGTTGTGGCGATCCGCGCCCATGTCGCCGGGCCAGCCTTGACGGTGCAGTCCTCAAGCAAGTAGGCGCAACCGTCAGTCCCAAGCGCCCCGACCACGATCCCGATGGCGTCGTTGTCGGCGTTGTCCACATCACCAGAGCCTGACGGGTCAACACCAACGATCACCCGGACGAACTCAGGCAACTTACCATCCAACACGCGCCACTTATCAATGTCCGGCTCTTGAAACAGCGCCGATGGGTTCGCGTCAGCCCATTCCCCGTGGAGGAATCGCCGCTGAAGTCTTGCGCTTAAGCTCTTAAGCGTGTCTAGGTAGCCGTCCGCAATGTTGTCGATGTTGTCAACCGGGTTGATCTTGAAATGCGCGTAGTCCTGCGGATTGGGCAGCGCGATGCGCGTCTCAGGGTCCACCTTCTCCACGAACATCCGATAGGCCCAGTGCGCTTTGTTCGGCGGGTTCAGGTCGTAGTACATCCGCAGCTTGAGCGGGCTGGCCCTGCCGTCAATGATCTGGTCTACCTTCTGCGCCAAGCGAGTGACTGCCAGGTTGCGCGACTCAAGCGGGATTTGGCTGCACTCGTTCAGGTAGATGGTCGCGTGCTCTTGTCCCAGAACCTTCTCCGTCCGCTCCTTGTCGTCCAGCCCGCCGAACCAGATTTCAGCATCGCCGGACATCCGAGCGAACCAGTCCGTTTTGTTGATTTCGTAGTCAACGCCGGGAAAGCACAACTCCATCACCTTCGGGAAGGTGTCCATGACGATGGACGCCTTAACCGCATTGAAGCGGAAGCGGAAAATCGCGTGTCGGCTCTTCGGAGCCTTGATCGCCCGCATGGCGACGTTCCGCGTCAGGAGGAACGTCTTGCCGCTTCTGGACCCGCCTTCCAGCAGGTTATGGGTCGCGCCACCGGATAGAACGAGCTGGGCGGCCTCCTGCTTCTCGGTCAGTTTCATGGGCTTGTTACAGATTCAGCGCGAAAGCGGGTCTAAACCCGTGTTTTTCGACACTGGCCGGCACTTTGCCGTTACAAATTGGCATCAACCGGGGTTGCCGAGACAACCATCGGCCCGCCGTCTTTACCCGTATGCTCATGCCGCGCCAGCTTGGGCACGTGGTATTCGAGTAGATCGGTGAAGCAAGAGAACGCGGCTTTCGGGCCGTCCCTTTCTTCGATCTGGTCGAGCCAGTCGTTCAAGCGGTCTGCGTTGCCGTCCACAAAGCGAGCAATAGCCTCTCTGGCGTTCGCCGTGGACTTGTTGGGGATTCCCTTGCGGCTTCCGCCCGGAGGCTGCTTACGGGGTTTCTTTTCGACTTCAGCCACGATCAGCCCCGCTTAGGATTAGCGAAGTACCAGCGCCCGGCACCGACAGCGATAACGATGTGCTCGGCCTTCAGTTCCACAACAGTTGCGCCGGCCTCTCTTGCCTTGCGAATGAGTTTTCTTGCCCACATGTTGCGAGTCCTTTGCGGTTGTTCGCGATTAACTTCCCAGCAGCCCGCGCCTTTGCGATTGCTGGAACTGCTCCGGGGTCATCGGCTCTTGCCCCATTGCCCTGGCCTCTTGGACGTGGAGCATGTAGGGGCGGCTCTGGAGTGATTGGGAGGCGCTTTGCACCATTCCCTGTCCTAGAAGCCCTTGAGGCACCAGGCGGGCTTTGAGGGCTTGCCAGAAGCTGTTTTGCTCGGCCAGTGCGCGAGGATCAGTGTTCGGGTCCATCTCGTTCGTCCTTTAGCGCGTCAATCTCGGCCTGAAGGCGAATGAGCACGGCAATGACCATTTCCGGCGTGTTGCCGCCAACTATCTGCTGCCG